GCCGAACATCTGCCTCCCTAGCGCGAGGAGGGTCTCGCGATCGGAGGCGTACTTGATCAGAGCGGGGTAGGCGCCGAACATGCCATCCCTCTCGTTGAAAAGCTCGCCGATGCGCTCGGCGATCGAAGCAGCCTCGGTGTCCGCCAGCAGACCTGCGTCCCCTTCGCGCGCGGCGAACATCAGATTGCGCGTGTAGAGGCCGATCGCGCGCCGGGACACGAACATTGTCCGATTCTCAGTGTTAGGAAGCAGCATTCCTCACGCTCCAGTGTAGCTCCCGGTGAACGGGAGAGAGAAGGGGTCAGCCGAGGGGCCAGAGACTGAGGCCTCCCCGACAGCGCGCCACTCACGAGAGGGGGCGAACCGGGAGGAGACCAGGTACCGGCCGGGGCCCCGGATGAAGATCACCTGGCTTACCACACCCTTGAAATTGTCTGCCCATGCCTGCAGCGTCTGTGGATCCTCCTCGAGAGGATTCAGCGTTGCGACCAGGATCTGGTCCCACTTGAGGAACGCCCGGCTTACGGCTGTGAGAAAGGCGAGCTGGTCCTTGGGCATGCCTTTCTTGGTGATGAACTGGGAGCCCCCGGCGGTGGTTAGGTACTTGAGGCTGTCCAGCCACAGGACGCGGAGACCGGGGGGAGGGCTCCAGACGCGCGAGAGCGCGCCGGTTAAGGTCGCCAGTGTTAACCCGGCGTCGGTGAACCCAGCACGCTCGTCGTCCGGCTCTCCCCATGCGAGTGCCTGGGAGGGGATGGAAGGACGCATGGGATGCCGCTCCAGCGCTTCCATAAGACGTGTAAGTAGGAAGGTTTTACCGCTTCCCGAGTCTCCGAATAGCAAGTTCAGCCCGGGTCGGAGGTCGAAGAGTCCCAGGATCTTGCTCTCGTGTTGCGCCTCCAGCTCGAGCCGGGTCCGCGTGGTGGGAGGGGTCACGCCCGGGTGCAGCAGCCCAAAGGTGAGGCCCTCCTGGGGCCCCGCGGCGGCCACTCCATTGCGGAAGTGGGTCCCGTACCACTGCACCACCACCTGACGGGGATTCAGCTCCGCCTCCAATCGGAGTCGCTCCCCTTCCTCGCGCTTGAGCTCAGCTTGCTTCCGTAGCTCCTCCAAGGGGAGTGCGGATGTTGCGGGACCTCCTGAAGTTCTTCCGTCCACGTTAGCTCCTTTCCATTAGGGTTGATGGGATGCCGATTTTCGTCATATCGGCTTCAATCTTCTCCAGAGGAATGGTTAAAAAATAGTCCTCCAGGAGTCGGCGAGGGACCGCCCGTGGGTCAACCTTGTAATGGATGACATTGGGGTCCTCAATGAAGCTGACCGCGGCGAGATTGAGAAGCTCTCCGGGCAGGCTTGGGATCTCCCCTTCTCCGACCAAGTCGTCCATAGTTACGCCCAGCACCTCCTTGGCGGTCATCTGCATGAGGCGGTCTGCGTCTCGGAAAGCAGGATTCTGGCTGTACCAGAACTTTCGCACGTGGTAGCCGAAGCCCCAGTATCGACGTGACCGATGTGTGATCGGCCGCTCGGGCGCCAGGAAGTTGACGAAGTATGAGTTCAGCGAGGGCAGGGCGATGATCTTACCCGGGCCCCCGCGGCAGACGATCATCCCCAGGAAGGCGGCCGGATCCTCTAGGCGTATCCTGAACCAAGGATGACGCTCCTCCCGTA